ACGGTCAAATTGGAGTCATCATCGCCCACACCAGACACGCTGGCGCCGATCGAGTTCTCCGTAACAGTCACCAACTGTGGCCCGATGCGACTGTTCACAAAGCTGGCGGCCGTCAGCACCGGACCGTCGCCAGTTGCTTGCGCCGGAGTTGCTCCGGCGTCGTTTACCGCAGCCACTCTGTTTTCGTACGAACCAGCTTGAAACCCAGAAATAACAGCGCTCCGAGATCCCCCCGTCCGAAATGTGCTTACGATTGTATTGCCAGAGATTCTGGTAACTACAACCTCGTAATCATTTACCGGGAGGCCGTAATCGTTGGTCGGTGCAGACCACGACAACGTGTACTGATTGGCAGCACGAACAGCGGTCAGACCGGAGACCGGCCCCGGCTGGATGTATCGTCGCGTCAGCATTCCGGTCTTGCCGATCACTGCGAGATATCTCCCAGCAGGAGCCACGTATTGGCGGAATAATGAATGCAGGTGGCACCCGAGTACTGCGATCTCAGGTTGCTGCCCGGCGTCGAATTGACCGTGACTCCGGATGCTCCGGTCACGCGAACCGTCGCCGCTCCAAGCCGCGCGATGTCAACATGGGTGCCGACCGGGAACGCGACAGATCCGGTAGCCGGAATCGTGACTGCCAGCGAACCAGATCCGGTTGCGAGCGTGACGAGTCGGCCCGCATCGGAAAGCGCGAGCGTGTAGTTGGTCGTCTGCGGATTCACCGTCTGAGCGACGGAGAACCCGCCCGTCGGACCCGTAACAACCGGCCCTGTGCTCCCGGTTGCACCTACCGGTCCGGTCGCGCCGGGCTCACCCTGCACGCCAAATTCGATCCACTGGCTGCCGTAGCGGAGAAACACCCGCCCGGTGTCCTCGTCGATCCAGATCGCACCTGGACGTTGAGGAGTTGGCGCGGTCGGCTGCGCGTAATACTCGAGCACACCCGTCGGGCCGGTGACGTTCGATGCCGCACCAGTCGGCCCTGGCGGGATGACGAGATTCAACAACACGCCGCCGGCCACCTGCGTCACGCTCGCCGCCAACGCACCCGTCGCCAGGTTGCCGATGCCGATAGTCGGGGTCACTCCGGACGCTCCGGTTGGCCCGGTTAGGCCCTGCGGCCCGTAGGGGAGAGTGAGCCCAAGAACTTGTTGCCCTGGTGGCCCAGTGACGCTCGCGGCGGCGATCGCCCCGGCGCTCACAGTGCCGATCGAAATCGTAGTCGCCGGGCCAGTGTCACCGCGGACGCCCGTGCTGCCGGTGGGGCCGGTGACGGTTGGCCCGGTGCTCCCGGTCGGCCCCGTCACTGTCGACGCAGCCCCCGTCGGCCCCGTCGCAATTGGCCCCGTGCTGCCAGTCGGGCCGGTGACGTTCGACGCGGCACCTGTCGGCCCAGTGACTCTTGGTCCTGTGAAGCCCGTCGGCCCCGTCACGCCAACGCCGGTCGGGCCAGTGCTGCCGACACCGGTTGGCCCCGTCGGGCCTGCCTGCCCGGTCTGAAGCTGGAGGCCGTTGCCCCACGCGTTGTTTGCCTTCGGACCGTAGAGCACGCCCGAGGTGAAGTCGATGTAGTAATCGCCAGAGCGGCCGATGTTTGAGATCGGACCAGTCGAGCCGCTGTAGATCATGCGGCCGTCTGAGCCCTGCGAGCCGGTCGGCCCCGTCGTGCCGTTGATCGGCAGCCAGCTGGTGCCGTCCCAGCCGAGCACCTGGCCGCCGGTCGGGCCGGTCGACGACACCGCGCGGCCCTGCAGCTGCGTCGCGTTGCCGCTCGTCGGTGACTGTATGGCAAAAAACGGCACTACGGCACCAGCTGCGTGTGAATTTTTCTGATTTTCTGCTGCCGGTCAGCCCACACCCACGCGTTGCTGTTGAACGGCGCGAACACCTCGTACACGGTGCCGTCGGCGTCGATCACGCGATCGCCCTTCTTCGGCACCGCCGACAGGTAGTCGGTCGAGATAAAAAAATCGCGAGTCTCGATCCTCGTGATCGAGCCAGCCTGATCCATTGACTCGTGTCGAGTCATGCCGATCATCGCCGGAACCGAAACCGGCACGACAGAACCGACGCTCTTGTACTCAACCTGCACCGACAGATGGCGATCGGCCTGCTGCCGGAACCACGCTGCGCCCTGCGAGATCAGATCCTGCATGACTGCGTGTTACCGTGAGACTGCCGAACTCCAAATAGCGCCACCGAGGCCGTGCGGCGGGCACGATTGCCGCGCCGCACGGCCCCTCGAGCGAACTGCGTCAGATCACGAACCGGGGAACAGCGTCACGCGGACGCTCGTGTCGGTCGTGGCCGCGGCGGCGACCACGTAGCCGGCCTGGACACCCGTCACGCCGGTCACGGCCTGCGAGCTGTACCAGTAGACCTTCGAGCCAGCGGCGTAGTCCGTGCCGGCGCCGGTCGGCTTCGGCAGGTAGAAAACTCCTTCGAACGCAACGGCACCGAGAGTGTTCGCCGCGATCGGCCGCGGCGCCACCGTCACGAGCTTGCCGATCTGAACCACATCGCCCGCCGCCACGGCGCCGGTCGGCGTGTGGTCGAGCATGTTCCCGTACTGGTAATAAGCACCCATCTAGATCACCCCACTTTCTGCTGTTTGGAAAATGTTTGTTGAGCATCATCCCGCCGGCCGGGCTTGGGCGCACCGGCCGGCGGGAACGGTTTTCACGTCACCGCTCAGGCCGTGGCCATGCGGTAGGTCGACAGCGGCTCGGCCTTCACGACTCCAAAATCCATGAACCCGCGGAGGCCGACACCCAGGACCTGGTAGTCGATCTGCACCTGCTCGATCGTCGGCACCTGCTGGCCGTTCAGGAACACGACGTCGAGAGCCGGCAGGTCGGCCGCATCGGCCATCAGCCACCACGTCGAGCTCGACGTCAGGTAGTTGCTGGTGACGATCCGGTACCGACCGGCGAACACGTTGGCCGACGGCTCGACCGACTTGCTCGACGTGCTGCCGAGCGAGCCAACTATGAGGGCCGACTGCGTCATCAGCTGCACGGCCTTCGGCTCGAGCTCCGGCGGCACGAGCAGGATCCGCGGGGCGATCGCCAGCGGGTTGCCGTCCGGATCGTTGAGCCGACGGTACGCGGTCACCGCCGATTCGAGCGACGAGTAGGACAGCGCGTTACCAGCCGCGGCACTGGCCGCTTGGAAATACGTGGCGTTGTCCGTCTGGAAGGTCGTCCAGATCGCCGAGTTCATGGCGAGGCTGGCCCCGCGTCCCATCCTGGCAGGCACCATCGACAACGCGTTGAGATCGTCGTTGATGATGTCTTGACGAGTCAGCTGGGTCGTGATGCCCCACGTGTCGGCATTCACCGAACGCTTGTAATCGCTCACGGCGGCAACCTTGAGCTCGCCGGCGTTGCCCACCTTCTGGAAGGTCAGCGAGCCGTTGAGCCTCATGAGGTTGATGCTCTTGAAATCGCTGACGCTGCGGATGGCGGAAATGTTCTCCCACGACCGCTCGACTGCCATGAACCCCTGCAGCAGGAACTTGTTGACCAGGGCGGCCAGCAGGTTCGAGATGTCATGGGTCGCGAAGCTGGCTTGCAGCATCGGCATTACGGTGCCCTGCGTCACGCGGTCGCTGCCGGTGTAGCCGTTGGCCTTGGCGGCCTTGAGCATCACCTGCGAGATCGACACGTCGCGGCTCACCTTGTCGGCGGCCTCGAGCGTGCGAGCGTCGAAGCTCTTGTCGATGTTGGCGAGACCGGCCTGCTTGCACAGGGCAGCTTCCACCACCTTCTGCGAGTCGACAGGCTCGGTCACGTGGATCGCCGGCGTCGGGGCGCGGAAGGCCCGGAGCTCGGCGAGGAGGTCGGCCTTCACGGCGGCTTTCAGATCCTCGATCATGGTGTTCTCCTTGGCCGCGGCGGGCGCCGCGGCTTCGATCTTGGGCTCCACGGCGACGCTCGCCGGGGCTTCCGCCGAGACGTGCGTCTCGTCGGGCGTCTGGTTGGCGTGTTCCGCCATAGAAACCTCCTCTTGTGCCGCTTCCGCGGCGATTGCGGCCGACGTGCGACCGTCGGCTCCCATCAGAACAATCGAGGTTTCGCGAAGTGCGGAACCCCGAACGATTGACACAGGTCCGGCGAACTCGCGGTTGTTCACCGCAACTCGCTCGCCGGCCTGGATGTTTTCGATGCGGCCGACGTC